TTCATTCCGGGCAATACGTTAGTAGTATTCGCTAAATTGATTGTAGTTCCTGAACTTGCGCCGTTTGCTGCAATGTCGAAATCAGTAATTCGCCACACAGACTTAAGGTATGAATATAATGCAAGAAGTGACACACCATCATCTGATAATGCGCCCGTCTTGGTCAAAGTAATATCTCTTGTTGACGTTTCAATCGTTACCATATCACGGGTAAGAGTTGCCGCCGAGGTTATCTTTGCCATTTTTTTACTCCAAAAGGTTGGTTAAACTATTTATTATTTATAAAAAAATCATCCTGCATCATATTCATATGTTGCTCTGTCATCCCAAACTTTTACAAAATCTGCAGTATTATCCGCCCAAATAATTTCTAAGTCATCGCCTTGTTCGTACACACGTTTTATCCTCCATGTCGCAGCATTCTTTGCTGTGCCAGGAGTTGCTTCACCAATATATGTGTAGTCACCTTCAGTGTCTATTAGTTTATCGTATTGCACTTCTAAAGCCGTTCCAATTGTTAATTCTAATCTATCTATAACTGACTGAAATGATTCTGATACAAACTTCTGTTTTGCAGCATCAAAAATAAGGATTGCATCACCTTCAACTTGATGACGCTTTTTGAATTCTACGTCATCGTTTTCTAGTATACGAACAGAACCACCACCGGAGGAGCCTCCCCATCCGTTAGCGATTCTTGCTCGCATTTCATTCAAACTCTTTTCTAAATCTCTCTTGAGTTTGAGTTCAAAATCTTTTAAGTATTTATCCGAGTCATCAACTTTTTCACCGATCTGTTGAGTAAACTCAGAAATACTGTCTTCTGTTTTAGAAACAAATTCCTCAATCTCTTTGCGGATTGATTCTTCGTCTGCTGGAGTTCCTGCTTCACCTTGTAGACCTTGAGGTCCAGTATCACCCTTCGGTCCTTGTGGACCTACATCGCCTCTTTCTCCTCTAGGCCCAGGTTCACCCTTTTCACCTTTCTCGCCAGGTGCGCCATCTTTTCCATCTTTGCCAGCAATACCAGGAATTCCTTGTATTCCTTGGATGCCTTGTTCGCCTTGTAGACCACGCTCTCCTGTGGCGCCTTGCGGACCAATTTCACCTTGCGGTCCAATCTCTCCTCGCTCTCCTTGAGCGCCAACTGGTCCTTGCTCGCCTTGAATACCGGGCTCACCTTGTATTCCTTGTTCACCCTCATCACCTTTATCTCCTTTGGGGCCGACAGGACCAATAGGTCCAATATCTCCAGTATCCCCTTTTTGTCCTACATAACCACGTTCACCTCGGTCGCCCTTTGGTCCCCTCTCACCCTGTAATCCTTGAGGGCCTTGCAAACCCGTTGGACCTTGAATTGTTTGTACTTCTTCAAGGGCTCCTAATAATTTAGTTTCGAGTTTGCCTACTTCTTTTTTAGTATAAGCAATAGAAGCGGCAACCCCGAATGCATCTTCAGTCAGAGATTTATTTTTCGGTGCGCTCATCGTCTGCCTCTTCTACCAAACTGTCAAAAAACTTTGTCATAGACTTTGCCAAGTGGTCTTGGTCTTCTGTTTCCTTAAAGTGAAACTCAAAGCTTTCTTCTGTCGTAGTAGGCTTAGCTGCCGGCGCTGGTGCCTCTTCTGGCTCATCATATTCGTTATTTTGTTCTTCTTGTTCCATCTCCTTATCCATCTCATCAATATCCTCTTCAGTCAAGCGAAGGACATTCTTCTGGATATATGATTTAGAAAAGTATTTGCCTAGATATGGGTCAATCTCTGTCAGCATAGCTAAGCGTTCTCTCATTACTTCTGCTTCCTTCATCTCAACAAATTGAGAATCGGAAATGTAATCGTAATAGATATTCTCTTTTAGTTCTAACCACTCTTGCTTGGTACATACACCTTTCAATAACAAGTGCGTTTCTAATAACTTATCAAACAAGTGTGAAAAGCGCAAACGAAGTCTAGCAACAAACTTGCTGAACTTGACTTCATCTCGTGTAATCTCTGATGCTCTTCCTAATGAAAATCCAGCATCAGATTCCAATCGTGACACAGGAACATTGAGAGACTTGTAGAGTTTCTTTTGAAAGTACAATACGTCTTCAATTTCTCCTAGGTTCTGCCCACCAGGCAATGTAGTGATTTCTGTTCCTCGACCACCTTCTCTACGTGGAAGCCAGAAGTCTTCAAGCATTGTCTGGTAACGTCTATCATCTCTAATCTCGCCTGTATTCGCATCGTATACAAGTTTATTCTTATACTTCTGCATGATGTCTCGCAGATATTGCTCTGCTTTCATCTTGGGAAGATTACCTACGTCGATATAGAAAATACGACGCTCGGGTGCACGAGAGATACGATAAATCACAGTTGCATCTTCAAGCATGCGCAATTGATTTAGAGGCTTGATTGCTTTGTGTAAGTGTGATATAATATTCTTTCCGTTCTTATCTGCAATACCAGAATGTACATAGCAAACAGAATCGGGAGAAATCTTCAATCCGTTGTTAGCGTCTTTATCAAATCCTTTTTCTGAATACAAGAAATACTCAATAGGCTTATTGTAGAGCGACTCGTTGATGCCAGGAGACGTTTTGTTCTTAGGCAACTCTTTTACTTTTTTAATCTTTCTAGGGTCGATATAACGAATCTCACGAATTCCTTTCTTTGGTGATTTCTCATCGATTACCATATGATAATAGATTTTACCATCTACATACCATCGACGGAAAATGTCATATGCTTGATTATTGAAATCCAAAAGTTTCATTACGTGATAAAACTCTTCGCGGATTTTCTTTTTGAATGCTTCAGACTGTTCAATCTGGTCTAGGATGATTTGTACAGGATAGTCTTCTTGTGTATATACAATTGCTTCGTTGACAATATCATCAACCGCAGCATCACATTCTGATTGCTGAGCCATATCCCTATACTTACGAATTAAATCAGAATCACCACGAGCAAGACCTTCCAAGTCAACATAAGTTCCATAGACACCACTGCCACTAACTGAGATAGCAACATCATCGTCTGTAGGAGGAACAAAAGATTTCAGAGCTTCTTTTTGAGGCTCTTCTCTTCCAATCTTATATCCAAATAATGTAAACGCCATTTCTATTTCCTGTATTTAATAGTGTTGATGTTGTATTTATAATAATAGAAAATAGATGTCAATAAAAAAGGGGGCAAAAGCCCCCTTCTTTTTACAACGAATGTTGCGGTCATTTTATCCTAAAGACTCGTCTTCAGTAGTAGCACCAGTTCTAATATGAGAATATTGGAACGTCACTGTATATTCAGCAATCGTATCAAAATTATCATATGACATATCAAGCTGAGCTAACTCAGTTGGGAATGCATTTACAAGACGATAAACTCTTTTCTGCTCACCATCCATACCTGTGTGGACTACATCAATTGACTTTTGATAATCATCTCTTACACCCCCAGTTCCTGTTGTAACAGAACTTAGTGTATCACTTTCATAATTAGTCGCTTTGATATAATTCAACCACTTTTCAAAATCTTTGTGAAGACTCATTGCTTCATCTGCGATGAATGTAGCTGACCATTCTGCATAGGTTCTGTCGCCAGGAACTTTCATCCTTCTTCCGCCAATATGAGGAATCTCAACAACACCTAACGTATATGAAGGAATTGTCGTAGCCTTACACAAATATTTGACATTATTGGTTGTCCCTTTATTAACAATGCCAGTAACAACGGAAGGAAAATCAAATTCCAAATAAAAGTTATTTGGACGAGCCGCGACACCTAAAGCAGATTTAAAACTATTTAAACTAAATGACATTTTTATTCTCCTTATACGTCAGCAGTAAAGTATTCGTAAACCCAAGTTACGGTATACTCTTCAATAGCGTCAGTGGTGTCGTATGAAAGGTCAATCGTCCCAATTTCACTAATAAAACAATTTTGTAAGGTGTATTGTCTAACAACGTTAGGTGCTTTATCACCACCTTGCCCAAATTGCTTAATAGTTACGGAATTTCTAGCCGCGCTACGATTACCAGACAAGACATCATCAAAGTCAAACTTGACAAATGTGTCTTGTAAGGATTCAAGCGCGGCGCGAATTGCAAAACTTTCATCATTGATTACTGTTGCTGTCCACTCGTTATACACCCTATCGCCAGCGAGTTTTAACCTTCTTCCACGGAAAGGGACTTCGATAAGCCCCACCGTGGAATTAGGAAGTGCCGCAGCTTTGGTCAAAAAGCTGAAGTCACTTGCAACGCTTCCAAGACCATTCTCTGATGAGTAACTAACTTCAAATAGATTTGAGCGAGCGCCAACACCAATTGCGCTTGTAAAATCTGAAATTTTTCTAGCCATTTTTGTTCTCCTATTCTATTTCTATCGATTAACCCCCAATCTCCGTGAAGCCACCAGCCCCAGAAACTGAAGTGAAGTTAATCTGGATGAAGTTAACTGAAGAAATAGGCTGAACAAAAACGTCACAAACAAACTCGTTTGCCTCAACAACAGATGCTGGGTTATTTGAGCCGTCACATACAACCTGAAACTGTTGAATGCCTCGACCACCCTGCACTGAGCGGAGATATGAGCTTACGATGTTTGTGAAAGATGAACGCTGTGCGGCATCATTTTGACCGAACAGTACATCCCCTGCAGAATCTCCAATTACGCTTTCAATCGTAATAAAGAGTCTACGAACATTGATTCTGCTAAATGCAGTCTTCTTCTGCGTGAATGTCTTGTCACCAAACAGGATTGTACCACGACCAGGCTGAGACATAATCGGGTTAACACCCAACTTGTAAAGCGTGTCACGGTCAGTTTCTGTTGGATTCCAAGCAAGACGTACTGAATTAAGAATACGCCCGTTAGTGTAACCAGCTGGTGAGAACCAAGGAGCAGAATTACCATCTACTCGTGCGATACATCCAGCAACATCTGGGTTACAAGGAACATATACATAAGTGTCGTTATAACGGTCATATGCATACTTCCAGTTACAATCTGCGATACCGTATGTTGAAGTGGCAGACAGTGAGCCAGCCCATGCTGTAACATTTGCTACTTCTGAACCAGGAACACCAACTACGTCGGCACGCTCTGGTGAGAATACAGCAACACAATCCTTACGAGCTTCAGCAATTTCGATTGCCTTGTCAGCAACTGTTGAGTCGCCAGCGCCACAAATCAATACGTCAACGTCATAAGTATACTTGTTATTCAACAAAGTAAGACCAGCGATTCGCTCAGATGCTGAAATAGCAGTCCCTTCAGCGCCACCTGCGAGTGATTCTACGTGAACGTTAGTGCCGTCACCATCAGTGAACGTAGTACCGTTAGCAGTAGTACCCCAGTTAGCAGAACCAGTTACTGTTGCAACACCAGAGTCTACGTATGCAGCGCCAGGGTCGCCAGCAGTAACACGGAATGTAGTAGCACTGAATCCGTCAGACAGAATCGTAAATGACCCGTCATACGCAGCAGGGTTTGATGAACTGATTACAACAGTCTCACCAACCAAGAAGCCGTGTGATGTCGAGGTAGTGAAATCAATGTGGTCAGTATCAAAAACTGCAGATGAAATGTTAGCAGTTCTGGTATTTGTTTCTACGTGGTTAGCCCAACGAATCCAGTTTGATGTATTGTTAATCACATCTTTGTAGTAGTTCGTACCACCGTCAATCTTACGAGCGTCTGATGCTTTAGAAACAAGTTCAAACTTCTCAAGAAGCGTGCCAGGAACACCAGTGATTTCACCGTCTTCGTCGATAACTGCTACGTGAAGTTCGTCGTTAGACCCACCAAGATTTGCTACGTAGTCTGATGTGCCAGGAGCAACATCAAAAAAGCCTTGATAAGCAGCGAATGCTGGGTCAGAATAGCCAGTTGCGTTTTCGCAGATAACTACTTTCAAAGAGTTACCCAAAACACCTGCGTGACGAGCAACCCAATGACCTGCTGCGGTCAAAGTAGTGCCTTCATATGCGTCATCATTCTTAATCAAAAGACCAGAACCAGCAGAGTTAGCGTTAAGAGCCCCTGTACCAGCAACACGAACTACATACTGAGATGCAGAATATGCCATATATGCAGCGGCTGACAAAAAGTCTACGTTGTTGCTAAGAGTAGGTGCACCAAACTTGGATGCGAGATCAGATTCACTCGTTACCAAAGTAGGGTCTTCGATAGGACCCCACGAAAAAGCACCAACTGAAGCACCCGTAGTGGCACCGACAGAACCTACTGAAGCGATCTGTTCGGATTCGGTAAGTTTAATACCGGGCGATTGTAGGTTAATTGCCATTATTTTTCTCCTTCGTTAAAGATTTTATAATCGGAATCACGTTAGTAATTGTTTTTTCCACTTGTAGATTATTTATAAAAACGCGATTTTTAAAGGTAATCGTTTGATTCCACAACATCCCAAGACTGCCCAGAATTATCTACAAACTGCTCGTCTTCTAATCCATTATTTATAAAACCAAAAGGTGCAATACTATTTTCAATCATTTCGATTTGAGACTTGTACATATCTTGTCTAATGTTAATGTCAGTAAGGTCTTTGAAATATGGGTCGGTGAATAGCCAAGAAAATAGCACAAGTGTCATCACCAAGTCATCGTGGTAACCTTCGTCTGCAGAATAACTTCCTTTGCGCTCAATAAATGTTGAAATTTCTGATATGATATCAGCATCAGTAATCAGTAGTTTCTTCTCTTCTACAAGAGATTTTAGAGTAGAACAACCAATTCTTTTGACTTTTTTATCTGTTGTGACACCAAATTCTGCTTTACCTGAACTACCAAACCCACTAGAGATTCTTTGCCCTTTGGATGTCTTGCTAACAAATAAAATGTTTTCGTATTCGTATTCATTATATAGGATTTGCGCGACTTGCTCTGATGAGTTAATCTCAATCAACACAAAACATTCATTATATTTTTTTGCTACTTCATAGATTACAGATGGATAAAGCATAGGGCTAATACGATTGTTACGATACTTTGCCACGATTTTAAAGGGCGATTCAGTAATATCAACAATCGTAAAAGCAGAGTAGTCTCCACCAACTCCTTTTGCTGTATCCGCAACCATAATGTATGTGCGTTTTTCTTGTGGTTGCTCAAATACATCCAGCCCATCTTTCTGAAGAAACGGAGGAATAGCAGACATTTGTGATATAGTATCAGCATTAATGAGTGTCAGACTTGAACCTAAGAACTTACACAAAACTTCCTGATTGTACTTTAAATCACCTAGAAGTCTGCGTTGTTCGTTTGCCCATTTCTCATCTCTGCCAGGAATCTCCCAGTATGGTATGAAAAGATTTACAAATCCATTGCGGTCTTCTTCAGCATCATTCCAGAACTTCCAGAAATGATTATAACCAAGTGGTGTAGATGACAGCAAAATCTTTGTTGTTTCTCCAGCAGAAATCGTAGGATACACAGAAGTAAAGAACTCTTCCGCAACTGTATTAGGAATAATCGCAGCCTCATCCACATACAACATATTGACAGAACGACCACGAATCGCACTAGATGATGTTGCTGCAGTAAATACTTTAGAACCATTCTCTAGTTCAATATCACCCTTGTTCCAAGTAGTGACACCTTGTTGTAACCACACAGGTAGATGTTCGTACATCAACTGATAACGAGACAATACTTCTCTCGCAGCAGCGGCTTTGTTCGCAAGTATCGCAACTGTTCTATTAGCGTGAAATAGTGTATTCCAAAGAATATATGCAGCGGATGTGGTGGTCTTACCTTGCTGGCGACCTTCCATAAGAATAATACGACGATTTTCGTGTATTACTTTGATTTTGTTTTTCTGGCATTCATATAAATCAAAGGGTTGTAGCCCGTGGTCTAGTGTTACGATTTTACAATAGTTGATGATGAAATAGATTGGGTCATCTGCGCACTTGATGAATTCCTCAATCTGTTCCTTCGTAAAGTCAATCGCAACACCGGCAGCCTTTAGATTTTGATTGCCAAGGTATTGGGTTGTCGCCATAATTTATTTTTTTCCAATAAGTTTCTGTAGTTCCGCTGTGCTTCCTACAAAGAGTGTATTACTGACATTAGTAACACCCTTTTCTTCTTTTGCGTCATCTTTCTTGACATCTTTGACTTTTTTAGATAAATCTAATAAGTCTTTGTTAGTATCTGCAATCGTCTTAATCAACTGCCCCGCAACTTCATACGCACGAGGAGATTCCATTTCCTTTGCAAGATACATCATATTGTTGATAACATCTTTTCCGTTCTCAATCAAGCCCTTTAGATTGTTTCTTGCATACTCATAGTCATCGTCAATCTTCAACGACTCTTTACTAACAGTCATTTGTTTTTTAGGTTGTTCTGCAACAATAAAATCCTCAGCCTCAACTTCAATGATTTCATTATCAATACCAAGGAAATCACTTATCTTTTTGTCTATATTGCTCATGATATCGTCTCCGTGATATTAAAGTTAGAATCACCGACATAGTTATATGTATCTGTAGCCGTCTCTGCGTCCCACTGAAAGTATGCAATTTCTGCATCGGTGATGTAAGTGCTGGTAGAAATAGGTCCAAACAGATATCCTTTGATGGTAAAATCCAAATCCCAAGTTAGAATTCTGTTTGACCCGTAATCCCCTTCGTAACTATCGTCTGAAGTAACACCTGTCAATTCAATAGGAATATCAAGAGTAACATTGATATCCGGTAGTACTTTCATAGATACAGTAAAGTCTGGCGTAAAGAACGGCAAAATCTGTTCTATCATTTGCGTACCATCTTCAGCATTCTTTGTAAGAATACTCAACTGGAAATTAAAATCATAGGGTACAGGTGCATAAGTTGATTGGAAATTACTGTCGTTTGTGTTTAGTGCGCCCTTAAACTTTGAAAATGGGTTGAGTTTGCGAATAGGATTGTATCCCATCGTTGTCATCGAGAATCCAATACGAGGAAGAATTGTGGATACTGCACGACCAAAGTCTGGGTCAGCCAACACTCGTTCAATTTGCTTTTGCTTTGGTCCGTATGATATAGGAACATTTAACGTTTGGGCAAGCGCACCTAGCGAGTCATATCTTTTGACTTGCATATCGTTAAAGATATTGCCAAACATAATGACATATCTTCTAATTGTTCCGTGATAAAAATCGTGACCAAATATCATAATTATTTCCTATTTTTGCTTGCATTTATCAAAATGGTATCTTGTCATATTACCACCAGCACCACACACACCACAGTGAGGGCACATGACCTTCTTCATCGTATATGTTTTGCCTAAGTTTATCTTTTTTCCTTTTAACGCTGCGCTCTGTTTTGCTTTAGTTTCTTCAGACGCAGGACCACGTTTCTTACCTTTTAGTGCTTTAGATATACCCTCAGACCTCTTTCTTCTTATTTCTGGGTCTTGCCATGATTTTATATTTATTTCTGTAGCTCGTTCGCTAGTCCATGCGCTAGGTGGTGGGCCATCCCTACGATATCTTTCCTTTGCCGCCACACTTATTTTCTTTTTAGTTTCGTCCGAATATTCACCACTAGACCCAGATTCATCTTTACGATTTGCATATTCTTCACTAGTCTTCACATCCCACAACTCAGAATAATATAAACCATAATGTTTCAATTCAGCTTCCGATTCACATTCTTTCAATAACTCAGTCTCTACGTTATATCCATGTTCTTTTATGTGTTCCTGCCAACCAACACCGGACCCCTGATAAACATCATAGTCGTCCCTTTTGGTGTATCCCAAATATCGCAACCCTGTGTCTAAATGAGTTTTTCTATACAAGTAAAACATTTTATTTTCCTTTTGGCTATATACCTTTATTTATAACCAAAAGGGTTTGACTCGGACACTATTTACCCAGAAAACGGATTGCTTTCGCTCAAATCTAATATATCGTCATCGTTAATTCTAGTTTCAATAAATGCGTTATCTGCAGTGTCATCTGCGTCTTCTACAGCGGCATTGATTGATGTATCTGCACTATATTCATCTTCAATCGCATCCAACTCAGCCACATCAGTATCAATAACTTCACTAGAGTATTCGTATCTATCTGCTTTAATCTCGTAAGTGTAAAGTTTGCCAAGTTGAAAGAATGTTTCAATATGTTCTACAAACTTAATCTCGTACATAAAGCCTGCTAAAGGTAAATAGATTAAATCTCCTTCTCTTGGTCTAATGATATCAGAATAGTCGTAAGTCTGTTCTCTTATTAATTCATCACCATTCTCTAAAACAAGATTATGACCATATTCTGTCAATAAAGATTCAGTCAAAGACTGTGTAAATCTTTTCTGTGCGATTGTAAATGTAATTGATTCATCAACCTGTAAGCCGAACTTGGAAAGAAACTCTTGCTGACCTACAAACCCATCATAGGTCTTCACATACATTTCCATCTCAAGCGCATCGTCAAACTTCGTTAGTGTATCTTCTGTGTAGAGATAGTCAAGATTGACGTGAGTTCTAGGCAGATAATAAGTATCAATACCATAGATGCGAATTGCTTCTATGATAAGGTCTTCTACAAGCGACTGTTCAGAGTAGACTTGCTCGTACTGATTGAAGAATGCGTTACGAGCCATCTTATCCTACCATATCGTTTACGGGTAATGAATAAGATGAAGTCATCTCCTCTTCTAATCTTGACAGTTCTTCTAGTGCTTCATCCCAGATTTTTTGACCGTTGAACACTACACCACCAGGCATTTGAATACCCTCAAACTTTTTGAGATTCTCTCCCCATTGTTTTTTGATTTGTGCTGTAGCATATCTCTTCAGCCAACGGTCATTCCAAACATCAGGATAAAGGTCGGGGTCCATTCTTTCGTAACATTCTAACACGATATATTCGCCGACTGTCAATCGTGCACCCCAATCCATATCAATGTAGACTTTATCGGTGTGGCGATTGAAACGCAATCCTTGTTGCCCTACAAAGATTTCTTCCATTAAAGCAATGTTTTGCATCGCCATAAAGTATGGTGCTGCAGGCCCATAGTTAAACATAAATGCATCATTAAGAGACATTTGATAGCGAATGTTAAACATATTATTAGAAGAAAATGACCCACCGATAGGCAGAACATTAGTGATACCAATGATGGAATCTGGAATTGTTAGATATTTGTTGTCAATATCGTCTTGCGTAATTTCACGAGATAGATAGAGTTTTCTTGACCCATCAAAGTGATAATCGTGGTAGTATTCTAACGAAACCTCAACACAATCCTCTACTTGGTCATCAGCAACGTTGATTTCCAGTAATGGCGCGCCGAGCCTTCTTAGACAAAAATCTTTGAATTCTTCTCTTGTTGCGGGTTTATTAATACTCATTGTTTTCCCATATTACATTAGAGTTCTATCTCCTATTTATAATATGGGAAAACTTGATGTCAATATTTATGTTAGTTGGTTACACTATGTTTATAGTATTACCCATACCAGAGTGAACTGTACACTGATAATATAGGGTTGATGGTGCACTCATAGACACTTTAAAAATGACTTGGCCGACTTGAGTTGCATTACCAGTCACTCCGGTGGAATATGCAGCCCCACCGTTACTTACTCGTATTTCAAATGGGTGTCCGCTAGCATTAACATCAAAAATGTAAGTTTCGCCCCTTCTTAAATATAACACGGGATCATTTTCTGCAGTTGGAAACCAGTTGCTTCCGGCATCAGAAAATTGATAATCTGTAGATCCGTTGTTTATAACATCAAATGTATGTACAACACTACCCGACAGGTAGAGGTCTTTCCAGCGGGCGGCCGTATTGCCAAGGTCCATAGCATTATCAGCACCAGCGCCTGTCGTGTCGCAAGGAAAGACTTTCTTCGTCGCCCCTCCGCCTAAGGCAATACCACCAACGCTACCATCTGACCGCACGAAGTAAGGAATAACACTGCTGTTGACACCAATACTCCCGACTACGGTGCCGTCTTTACTAAAGTCTACAATATCTCCATCAGAACTAAGACGATTAAACTTAGCTGCTTCACCGCCCGATACAGTGCCGTAGACTCGGCCATTAGCCCTGATGATGCCGCCGATTGCTGAACCACTATCATCAGAAGCCTTCCCAACCAGCAAGTTGCCTGACCCATCTATTGATAAGTCATATCGAGCATCAGTGACGTTGTAAATGTACAGTCCTGTCGAATCTAAACCTATAGACCTTTCATCATAACCAGAATGGGCATTAAGTCTTATTTGGCTTCCTACATTCGCCGTGCCTGACAGGAAAAGGTCAGTAAAACGAGCGTCTGATTTTCCTAATGCTGTAACAGCATCACGCAATGCTCCAGTAGTTTGCAAACAAGGAACAACAGCAGATACATCTGCCCCGTGGCCTAAACGAATACCTGTGTTATCGCCACCTATGTATAAATCTGGAGTAGCGTCACTGTCTGTTGATACACTACCAATACTACCGACTGTGGTGCCGTCTTTGCTAAACGAAATTAAATCACCATCGTTACTATTTTTATTTACACGCATCGTTGCAGTGCTTGCAGTACGGCTAAAATCTACAAGACCATCATTCCATAAGGTATGGCCGTCATTACCAAAGGTAGTAACATCCTTCCCCACCAGCAAGTTGCCGCTGGCATCCAGTATCATCTTGGAAAAACCATAGGTAGTTGAATTTGTCCTTGTACCAAAATGCAACTCGCCGGTTTCTGTAGAAACTGAACCAACTTTTCCAGTGATATTTGCTGATTGAAAACCGTTTAATCCTGAGTCTCGACCACCAAAATTAATAATACCTACGCTATCACCGTCTGCTGGTGATGCAGATTCATGGGTTAGATCTAGTTGTGCGCCGCTAGCACCATCGTTTGTTGATGTTAATTGTAATAAGTCTCCTGTACCATAAATTCTTACTTTTCTTGCGTTATTATCCGGGCTACCTATGGAGAGATTTCCGCCATCATCAATCCGCATGGCCTCAACCTGACCAGAAACACCTTGACGAGTTGCAAAAGCCAATTCAGATGTGTTGTCAGCACCGCCGCCAACAGCGCCGTAAAGTGTTGTAGTTGACGTAGATGGATCAGCATAGATGTCCAAACGAACCCTGTCGCTTCCAGAATCAACACAACCAATAGCAGCAACTAAAGTATTAGTTTCAGCAGATTGGCGTGCATCAATTAAACATATAGGACTATCCGTCCCGATGCCCACACGATTATTCGCAGAATCAACAACAAGAGTATCAGTGTCTACCGATAATCCTGTAGAATTAACAATTTCTGATAAATCTCTTGCTCTTGTCATCTGAATTTAGTTCCTAGTTGTGTTAGGTTATTTATGTTAGTTGTCCGTCTCAAGAGTCCACTTGAGATAATTAGGCAGTTGTATAATTAATACTGTAGCCGTACTTTTTTGAAGTTAAAAATATTTGGTTTGACCCGCCAGAGATACCATCCATAGAGTTCATGATAAATGTTGCACCACTCAAAAGGGCGGAAAATATGTCTCCACTGGTTGTGTTTTCTCTAGCCACACCAACAACGGCGTCTTCGGTAAAGTCTTCCGCAAGAGGAACTCCACTAAACGTAACCTGTGAATTATTGGTTCCTATTGCACTAAAAGTAACAGATCCAGTCAGAAAAACTCTATTTCCTATTTTAGTGTATCTGTTTTCTTGGGCAGAAATTGTATATCCAGATGATGTAACTGTTAGCGTAAACGTCCCTTCTTCATAATCGCCCAGCGTTTTGCTTGTGACTGCGCCGCCTGTTGCACCAAAGACAACACCGCCTGATAGGAAAAGGTCAGTAAATCTTTTGTTAGAAGCACCTAGCGATATCGAGTCATCACTGTTTAATCCACTGTCGATGTCAAAAGGTTGTATTCGTTTTTCAGTATTGTAGAAACGAAGTCCTGTGTCGCCTGTGCCGATTGCTATATCTGAGCCACCAACGCTATTAATTTGTCCGACTTCCACTGTATCTCTACGGAATATCATCATTGTGCCGTTTGTACTTGTTCTAGTCAGATAAAGTTGTGGGGCTTGGTCACGAGTTACTAACAGAGACCCGCCTTTGTTGTATACAAGTCCTTCTGCTGATGTTGTGGTTGAGTTCGTGATGACACCCACCAGCAAGTTGCCATTTTCATCGATACGCATGCGTTCGATGTTGTTAGTACCAAAAAGCATGACGCCATTTTCTGTGTTGGTTATTACTACATCTTGGCCAGAGTAGCCTAAGTTAAAGCCACTAACAGTGTTAGTTCCGTGTGAAATTCTTATTCTTGGATCCGTAGCAGCTTTATAAATATGCAGTTCTTCAGCAGGACTCTGCGTACCAATCCCCAGCGACTCTGCCGAAGCATCCCAGAACAACTTCGGAGTCGTACCCGTGTCTTCGTAGAAGGAGATGTCGCCGAGTCTATTTATAGCTAAACGAGAAAGAGGCGTATTTGCTGTATCGGATGTTAAAAACCGTAGTTCTTTTAGTCCTGTTGTTGCAGACACAGCCTCAATAACAGCATCAACGCCAGTATGGTCGGTATCGTTGCTATAGAACTCAATACGTCCTATTTGCTGGTCGTTTTGAGTCGTTGTGTCTGTGTCTTCAAACCGAAGTGTATTCTTCTTCGTAAAGGCAGTATTGTCTGCGCGTAATAATGCTATTGCGGTTCCGTCAGCTGCACCATCAACAGTCAAACCATCAGCAGTCACCGTCCCAGTTACGTTGATGCCTGTGGAGGTTGTGGCAAATTTTTGACCATTGTTGTAGTAAAGATTGACACCTAAGTTATTATTAAAAGTTGCATAAAACTGGCCTGCTACGTTCCCTAATTTTATCTGAGCCTCACCAGATATTTTTAAATCTCCAGTTCCATTATCAGTAATAAAGGAGTCTGAGCCGCTGTGATAAATCTCTAAATCACCACTATCACCAAAAATAACTTTACCGTTATCAGCAAGTTTAATATCACTGACAACACTAACATCACCAACGTTGTCAATCGCTAAAGAATTGTCTGGTGCAGAAGCATTAACATCAAGAACACGCAATTGTGTCGCAACATCAAAACTGTCAAGAATAACAACAGTAATCAAATCTGATAATTCAGCAGGTTCTGCTAATACTACTGTTCTTCCATTACTAGCAGTATAGTCAACGGCTGCCATAAAGATACCGTTGACAAACACTTGAATATAGCCTGGTGGATACGTAACAGCAACTCTAACAACACCTGTGCCAGACCCTACATCAGCCGCTGTGAAAACATCTCCAACATTATACGTTACGCCTGTCGTACCGGCAGCAACATTCCAGTCAGTATCGCCTAACGTTTGAATCTTGTATGTTTCGCCAATAACAAAGTTTCCGGCAGTGATATCACCGCCAAGCGTGAATGTTCCGGCAAGGTCGAATGTTGTTTGACTTGCAGTTGCTACAAACTCATAAACACTAAACGTTGCTTGTGAACCAACATTACCTGCACCAACTAATACTGACAATTCATCGATAGCCGACTGAATCGTTGATGCTGACAAGTTGTTGAGTACAGTGTTATCGTACTCCAACTCACCAGTCGGTTCAATAAATCTTGCAAATTCTCTTATGATTGACATTCGTTAAGTTCCTGTTGTGATGTCAGTATTTATGTTAGATACACAATGGTGCACATCATACTTCCGGCCGTGGCGGTAGCATCTGAGGCGTTGATGGCGTTTGGGCTAGAGCCTTTAGTTAAGTAAGCAACGGCCTGGCCTGCTTCTGTATAACCGCCTACGTGAAGTGTTTCTTCGTCAAACGAAAACAAGTCACAATAATGACCGATTACTACATGATACCCAGTTGATGTAAACGGCAATCCCGTTATTGTAACTTGTCCGGTAAGACCTGTCACATTAATATTGCTCACATAAAACGTAGCAGTTACAAGATTGCCCACTTTCGTATAACTTTCCTGATTGCGGGTTCCTATACTAGCGGTTCCGCCAAGATTTCCTATGATTCCGACCGTCCACGTCCCTTCTTCATAATCGTTTAAAGTTGCTGTTGAAGAAGGTGTTGTTCCGGCCGCACCGGATTGGGATGCATTAAAATCAATACCGTGTCCAGCCGGAAATACTATATTACCGTTATCTGTAATTCTTAGCGCTTCAGTACCCTCTGTATCAAAAACAATACTGCCGTTAGAACTGCCATCCAGAACAGTTCTAATTGATGCCTTTGTTGTTCCCGCAGACATAAAAGAAAGTTGACCCAAAACATCATTGTTTACGGGTGTGTCAGAACCCAATTCGATGACGCTTCTACGGATTCCAAAGTGTGTTAATACTCTAGCATTGGCGTCCCAGCCCAATTTATTCGGTGCGATAGTGCCAATCCCGACGTTGCCGGCTGAGTCGATACGCATGGCTTCGGTTTGACTGTTATTTAAAACAGGCGAGAAAACTAATGAAACATCTCTACCAGCATTGGTGCTAAAGTCTGCGTTTTCTTTTTCAGCATAAATTAAAGCGCCGTTGGCTCTTGAGTCTGGCGCTAAAAACAAGGCCGCAGTTTGCGTTGTGGTGTCAGAGTTGTCTGTATTGTAGACACGGATTTGCGTAGAAGCGCCTGTGGAGTTTTCTCTGCAATCAAGAATAGTTGCAGGACTCGTCGTGCCGATGCCGACGTAGCCCGAATTCTTGAGGCGCATAGTCTCACCGATAATAGAAAACTCATCGTCACGAGTGTCAAAAATAAGGTCTCCGCCGTTCAAGCGAATTGCGTAATTCTGGTCAGTGGAGTCTGTCTCACCAAACTCCAATCGAGGTTGTGGACCTTCCATACGAATGCCAATGTTGGAAGTTGATGACAAATGAAGTAATCGTTGAGGGTTCGCCGTGCCGATGCCAACACTACTAAACGTAGCATCCATCGCCTTAAAGTTTTCTAGAGAGATGCCGTCAAGATTACTCAGTCTTTCACTGATATTGACAGCAGGTTTCGTAATTGTGATTGCCATTTATCTCTCCTATTGTTCCGCAACCATTTTATTATTCGCACTGATTACTGTTGCGACGGCTGTTGTAGTATTATCTGCACGAACCAATCCGTTAAACACACTGCGCCCAGCACTTGTTCCTACGTGAAGTTGCTTGTACTTATCATCGTATGCGAGTGCTGTAACATTATCAGACGAACCGTATATAGTACACTTTGCATCTTCTTGGAACAGTTTTCGTTCGTCTTCGTAAATCTTTTTGATTTGTTCTGCGGTTGGTGCTGTGGCACTCACACGAACCAATGCGATAGTTGCGGCCGAAGAGTCTGTGTCTAAACCACCTATAGCCACGACACCAGAAGTAAAATCAAAACTATCGTCAGTGACTGCTTGTGCTATCGAGTTCCGTAGATCCCCATTAATGTATATCTCATTGGTGTCTCCTCTCCTGATGCCAACTACTAATGTCCAATCAGTACCAATGTTATTTACAAAGGCAATATTAGCACCAGATGACAAATCTGTTTGAAATCTAAAATCTCCGTTAGTTTCTTGACCAAGGAATGTGTAATCTAACGCACCAGTTTGATTAATAATTTCAACAATACGATTTGAAGAAGTATTATTAGACATCTTCACCCAAGCCATTAAACAAAAATCTCCTGTACCAAAATTTAATTCACTATTGTAAGGTTGTTCTAAGTAATGTTCTGTAGACCACCCACTATACGCCACCAGTTCAGCACCTGGCGCTACAACAGATTTTGTTAATTGTCCGTGTATTTGTAGACCATCTTGATATGAACTGCGGTCTACTTCTGCGAGACGAACTGATACGTTGTCTATAAAAAAGTGTCCACTTGGATTTGCGCTATTTGCATGAATATACAGTACAGATGATGTATCCCCAGCCGTAACTGTATACGAGTAAGTACCATCCGATGAAATTGTTACAACCCCACCGCCCCAATCTGTGTCGGCAACAAAAAAACTATTCGTTCCAGAAGTGCCCAATTCAATATCAAAAGTTATGACGTACCTTTTTCCAGCCTCAGTAGTGAGCGTTTGTTCTGTACCATATTGACCACTAACAGAATCCCCAGATATTTTTAAACGTTGTGTATCAATAGAAAGAATGCCGCCAGAATAACTATTCCACCCAGTTGTCAGTCTTCCAAAGTCTCCGTTCTCTACTAATTCGTCAGCCTCTTTTACAGAAACATTATCAAACCTACCCGTTTC